GTATAGTAATATAACAGGTAGCGATAATGTATTTATAGGACACCAAGCAGGGTATAACGAGACAGGCAGCGACAAGCTATATATAGACAATTCTAGTACCTCAACGCCCTTGATAGGGGGTGATTTTGCTACGGATGAAATAACGGTAAATGGGGATTTAATCGTAAAAAGTGGGGAGGGTATTAGTCTACCAACAGCAGGAAACGGAATAGGGTTTGGCTCAAGTGACCTATCCAACGAGACTTGGAAAATGGAGTGGGGAGGTAATAGGGAGTTATCTTATTATAGAAATGATACTAACAAAGTAGCTGGATGGGTAGGAGTATCTACCCAAGGCGCCCGTTTTGCAATGTATCAATTTTCTTTAAGAGGGACGGCAGACAATAACCCCGCCTATTCTTTTTTACAGGATGGCGATACTGGTCTAGTTCGATATGACGCAGATGAAGTCGGGCTAGTGACGGGCGGAGTAACTAGATTAATTTGCATGGCAGACGGTGACACGGGAATAGGAACGGACGCACCAAGCGAAAAGCTAGACGTTAACGGGAACGCCCGATTTAGGTCGATAGGTTCGGGAACAAGTTCGGGGGCTTTGCACTATGAAAGTGACGGAACATTGACTACAAATACTTCTGACATAAGATTGAAAAAGAACATAACTAGAATCAAGTCTCCAATCAAAAAGGTACAACGCCTAAGAGGTGTAAAGTATAGTTGGAAAGACAGCAACGATGCGAGTAGACAAATAGGATTAATTGCACAAGAGGTAGAAAAAGTAGTTCCTGAGTTAGTTTTTACTAATCCAGTTGATGGCTATAAAGGAGTACACTACGATAAAGTAGTAGCTCTATTGATAGAAGCTATGAAAGGACAGCAGATACAGATTGAAGCTTTGCAAAAAGAAGTAAAAAGGTTATTAAAAAAAAGTCGTTAAATCATAAATCATTAAAATTAAAAACTTATAAACATGAAAAAGCTATTATTCTTAAATATATTCATACTCATTTTAGTAAGTCTTAGCGCACAAAATTACGAGCTGGTAAAAGACCCCGTAGATACAACGTTATTTATTATTAGTCAAAGTGAAGATTTACAACCAGCCGAGGACCAGGAGGCAACGGGCAAAGATTCTGCCAGAACGCTAAATAAATTATTTAGGCTAATTGGTAACGAATATTTGAATATTTCGCAATTAGAACAGGAACTTGAAAGAGCAAAAAAGAGCCTAAAAACATTAGTGAAATTACCCGAGAAAATCAATCCAGATACTAGCTATTCAGATTTTGCAGAAGCAAAGCACCTTAACAAATGGCTTGGCGAATACAAGTTTTTTGTCGAAACAATAGATACTTTTGACGTTGTAATAGACCAGACCGCAGGGGGTAACGTCCGCATAAAGGAGGATATAACACCAGCCAACGCCGCAAGGAAATACAATATTTCTATTAACTCCGAAAGAGGGATAACTATTAAAAAACTAGACATAGGCGATATTGAATATAAAATAAATTTGAATCAAAACCCACTTAATCCGAGGGTATTCAATTCGAGCAACTACGATGTAAAAAGCATCAATTCGAGCATATTTATACCACGTGTAAAACTACGGCGCAAAAAGTAAAAACCTTTTATTATCTATCTACAAAATTATAAATCCATGCAACAGGTTATCCAAACAATCAAAGAAAGTTGGGAGGCAATCGCCGTAATTATTACGGGTTTAGGGGGATTTGTTGGGACATACTTAAAATGGAAAAGAGACCAAAATAAATCCACTGCTATGCTTTACCAAGAGTTAGAAAGGTTAAAAAAGCTTATCATAGAGAAAGTTCCAAAGGATATACAGAATGCTCAGACAATAGCAGAGCAAAATTCTCTATTGGAACAGCTTAAAGAACATTGTCCAGAATGCTACGAAAAAATTAAAAAGCTAAACAATGTGCAATATTAAAGATGCTTTAGTAATAATCTCTGACATAAATCTCATATTGAGCTTAAAATGGGATAATTTCATCTCATTTGAAAAGATTAAGTCTTGGCCTTTAGATGAGACTAGGAGTATAGAAGGAGTAGTAAACGTTAATATTCTACACAGCAATACGCATTGTAGGTTTTTAACTATAGTTCCTCCATTGAAATCCTTTAACATTCATTGGCATGATTGTTTTAAAACATGTAATGTTTTATCAGGCACAATGGTTGATGCAGAGAAAAATACAAAGCACAAAGTTGGAGAAACATCCAGCTACAAAGCTTTTGAGAAGCACATTCCTAGTAACCCTAGTGGTACCGACTATTTGTACCTAATAGTGGACTTTTATTCGCGTTCTAAGGAATCCTTTTTTTAATTCCATGTATTCCTATGGAAAATTTAATTGGACCCCTTAGGTCTATTGTTATGTATATTAGAATTAATTATTTATTCACATTAAAATTCATAAACATGAAGTTCCTAAAGAATTTAATATTATTCACGTGCTTGAGCATATTCTCATGCACAGCTTTTTCACAATCAGTGGCAGATAGCGAAGCACCTACTACTGAGACATCTGTTCAGATAGATGTACCAAACGGAGACGTATTCGATGGCGAAAAGCCTGATTTAGATCTAATTTTGAATTGGTACAATGGCCTTATAGCTTTATTAACAATGCTATGGGGGTTCATTGCCAAAGCTTTCAAGATAGATAAGAAAGTAAATAACTTTGTATTTGTAGTCCTAGCAGGTGGAATTGCTATTATAGCTATATTTGTATATTGGGGACTAGCCGGTGGGATAACAGCTGCTCTATCAGTTTTAACAGCTATGGGGATTTTTGACCTATTCAAAGGCGGAGTTAAACTAACAGCGAAAAAAGAATCATAGTCTTCGTGTTTAATTGAAAATAGGCTAGTAGGTTGTGCTTCCTACTAGCCTTATTTTATTTAGTGTCTAGCCTCTGCGCAATCATCACAAATCAATCTATTCTCGTTCCCATCAATATAGATTAAGTGAGTATAGATAGATTTGCTTTCTTGCCAATTGCGGTTACAATCATAACAGGTTCTAAAGCATTTTCGGTATTTAATGTTACTAAGCATATCAACGTACAGTTTGAATTGATAAATCATTTTTTATTAGCATAGTTATTTAAAGCTCCCATGTATGCTACAGCATCTAGGAGATTATCTTCTTTGTGACTGTGCTTCTGCCTAGATAGCTTTAAGGCTAACATAGCCATAAACATATCTTCAGTTGTTAATTTATAGCCAGTCATAGCATTAAATATGTCTCGCATACTATCCATGCTATCTGAGAAGGATCCATACTGGCGTTTCTTCTCTTCAGACCGTTCGTTAACAATACGGTTGGCTTCTTTTAAGATATTCATTTATATAGCTTTTATGCTTCGAGTATAAAGCATTGTCAATAAAAGATAACTTTGCCATTATAGTGTACTTAGGCAAAGTTACGTTAAAAATTCTAAATCCTTCTTTATTATTTAGTTTAATAGTCATCTTCTTAGTTTTTTAGCTAACTTGATTCTATCCTCAAGTATAGCGATGAGTAAATGGACATTATCTAGTTTATACCAATCATGTAATTTCAATATAGCACTAAAGTAATAACCTTCTATGTCGTTAGTATTTCTCACTAACCTATAGTCTGTTTGCGTTTTTCTATTTAAGCCTTCATTCCTTAAAAACTCCCAATATGTTCTTATGTTAGGAGATAATACTGCAATAGGTTCTTTCATGATTTAATTTTTTATGTTAACTGAAATAGGTAAGAACACCTTACCTGCTGTATACTGATTGACCCACAGCTTTTTAGTTCTAAATATTTCTTTGAGTTGCTTTTTATCTAAATTAAAGATCCAAGTTACTGGATTGGTTCTATCTATACGCTCACCAAAAGCAACTCCACCTGCACTAGCGCAAGCCTCAAGTCCCATCAAGCCTATTGTAACAGGCTGTAGATCTTCATTGAAGGTTAACTGCGTAACTGTAATACCTGACGTTTCATAGAGTTGAGCTAATTCATTATCAGTCAATTCAAAACACATGCTATATGGAACCGATATGTTGTTTCTATGCTTGAAAATATATAAACTTTCATAGTCTTCTTGGTCTTCAGCTAATACACAGTTGTGACCCGCAAATTTAAATGACTTCATATTTTAGTTAATGTTACCCCAGCTTTAATTAGAAGTTTAACTCCTTCTGAGCTTCTATACTCTTTTCTGTATACAACTCTAATTATACCGGATTGGATTATAAGTTTAGCACATTGAATACATGGAACCACTAAGGTATAAATAGTAGCTCCTGCAGAACATCTAGTAGATTTAGCTAATTTGGTTATAGCATTAGCTTCTGCGTGTAAAACATGAGCATAGGTATTACCTTCAAAATCTTCACATGTGTTATCAAAACCTGAAGGAGTACCATTGTAACCGTCAGATATTATAGAACCGTCTTTAACTATTATAGCTCCTACTTTCAATTTCTTAGCATAAGAATTGAGGCTCCAAATTTCAGCTATTTCCATATAGCGTTTATCTAAATTCCGCATACTTTTGTATTCTAGCTTTTACAGCATTAATTAATCCATCTTGTGATCTAGACTTTTTAGTTATGGCATTTCTTACATCCATGTCTATCGTCCTAACAGCTATAAGATGGTGAACTATAGTTATATCTTTTTGACCTTGCCTATGAAGCCTAGCATTTAACTGCTGATACAGCTCAAGTGACCATGTTTGTCCGAACCATATTATAGTACTACCTCCTTTCTGGAGATTAAGACCATGGCCACCTGAAGCTGGATGCATCATAAGAACTTGTATTTTTCCGTCATTCCAATCTTTAATGTCTTTTGTCTCTTTTAAATCTCTAGGCTTGTATTTCTTCAATCTCTCGTGTAGTCTGTACATATCATGCCTATACGTCCACGCAATAAGAATAGGCTTTCCGTTGTTCTGCTCTATGATCTCTTCTACAGCTTTTAACTTCATGTCATGAACAGCGTGCCAATCTTTATTCTCGTCGTATACAGCTCCGTTAGCATATTGTAAAAGTTTATTGGATAGAGCAGCCGCATTAATAGCTGTTATAACTTTATCATCTCCGTTTTCATCTTTGCCGAAGAACTCTAATACTTGCTCTTTCTCAAACTCGTCATACTTTCTCTGTGTCTCTAAATCCATTTTAACATCTATAAAATTGTCTATTCTATCAGGTAGTTTCAAGTAGTCTTCCTTACGCATGCTTATACATATATCTTTTATCTTACTGGATATAATCTTCTCAGCTCCTTTCTTAAGTTTGTAAGAAAATATAACTTGCTGGTTACGCTTATTAGGCTCAAAATATATCCGCCTGTAATCACTTATTGTCTTTTCTAACCTTTCGCCTTTATCTAACAGGTATAGTTGGCTCCATAGGTCCAACAGACCATTTGGGGATGGGGTACCCGTCAATATAACCCGCCTAGAGAATGAACTGATTGTCTTTTTTAAAGCTTTGAACCTTATAGATTTAGGGTTTTTAAAGCTACTACTCTCATCCATTACAATCATGTCAAAAGGCAAATACAGTCCACCATATTGACTACACAACCAAGCAATGTTATCTCTACCTATTAAGTATATATCTGATTTCTTAGTTAGAGCTTCTTTTCTCTGATTAGCTGTACCTGTGATAATAGTATAAGTAAGGTGATTTAAATGTTCCCACTCTGCTATTTCATCAGACCAAACATTCTCTGCAACTCTCTTAGGAGCTACAACTAAAACCCTAGATATATCTAACTCCTCATACATGAGTTGTTGAATTGCTGTTAGAGTTATAACAGTTTTGCCTAATCCCATGTCTAGGATCAAACCGCAACTAGGGTTATCTAAAATATGCTTGACATTATTTACTTGATACTCGTGCAATAATTTCTTTGACTTCATCTATGAATTTTTTTATTGTATCGTGGTTATCAATCACCCTAACATCAAATCCCATATAGCGTAGTTTCCTATGATATACGAGTTGTAGCTTTCTAGGCTTTTCACCTGGAGCTTTTACTTCCACGAATATAACTAAACCAGTAGGAAATAAGCACATTCTATCAGGTATTCCACCTTCAAATTCAGCACTAAGCTTAATGCACCTACCTCCAATTTCTTTGACTTTCTTTCTTAGGTAGCTTTCTACTCTAGATTCTAACAAAATAACGTTGTGTGCCGTAAAGACTAAACTTCTTTACGCTGTTAATTAATGTCCAACCTTCCATTGATTTCATAACATCATTTACGGATCTGGTTTTATATCTAGTCATCTCATTCTTTTCTTTGCATAAACACTCACACCATATTTCAGCTACACATACAATATCACGTTGAATGTCACCTTTTCTGTCTTCGTCATCAAAGTATATTCTTCGTTCGTATAAACCTAAACTGTCCCAGTTCCTAGGTAGTTTTATATCAAGGAATTGACCTATAACTCCTTTTCTTTCGTCATAACCACTATGGCTACTTTGCTCTATTCTAGCTATCTTGTTTCCAGCTTCATTCAAGTATAGTTTCTCACCTCTCTTGTATCTAGCAACAGCCTCAGCCCACATTTGATCTACGGTTTTCTCGTCTAAACCAAATATGTCTTTAGAGGCTTCCCTCATATTTATGTCTATAGGCATGAAACGTCTATTACCAGTAGGATCAGTTAAAAAATCCTTATTATTAGTAGTGCCTATAAACACACATTGTCTAGGAAACGTTTCTGTAGCTCTAGCATAAGCGGGTCTGAATGTATCTTCCTGTTTGGATATGAAGTGCTTAACTGATTCGATTTCAGCTTTTCTTAAACCAGCTAATTCAGCCATTTCTATTATCCAAGCTCCTTGTAGTTGTTCAAAAGAATCTTTGCCATTAACAGTATTGAACGAATCACTAAACCAATCTTTTCCTAGTTTCTTAGCTAAGGTACTTTTACCTGTTCCTTGTTTACCAACAAGGGTTAAAACCAGATCGAACTTACTACCAGGCTTATATATTCTAGCAACAGCTCCGACCAATGTTTTTACTATGGATTGCCTTGTGTATTCATTGTTAGAGCATCCAAAATAGTCTACAAGCAGCATATCAATTCTTTCAACACCGTCCCAACGTATATTGTCTAGGTACTTCTTAACTGGGTGGAAAGCGTGCTTTTGAAATATAAGAGCTAGTGAATCATCTATTTTGCTACTAGACACAATACCATAGATAGACTCTATGTAGTTTCTAATACCTGCATAGTCTACATTCTTTATAGGCTCTGGTTTAGCTACTTTTCTCCATGGTACGTCTCTGTAAATGTATCTTTTGTTATCAAACTGGTTGTATTTAAACACTTCCTTCAAGTGTGGATCATTGGTGAATATAAGGTTTAGATTCGTAGCTGATGAAAGGTATCTACCTTTAGTATCTATTACTAATCTTGATAGCCATTCATCTGGTTCATCTGGTTCATCCGGGACTTCAGGTTCAACAACATCAAAATCGTATTGAGCTCTGCTTATTATATCTTTAGCTATAGTCTTCTTTACTTTAGCGTCTCTTAACACTAACTTTTCTAACTCCTTGTAGCTCTTAGCTTCTTTGCCATCTTTCCTAAGTAGATCCATAGTGCCAAACAGGTGTATTCTTGCTAAATCCCAAGCATTACATAATCTACCGCTTATAGGATCTGTACCATGAAATGAAAAGCAAAAAAGATCGTCATATACAATCAATCCACCTGCTGTAGATCCATTTATATATGTGTATCTATCTTTATCTAACCTGTTGTATTTATCTTTAAGCAATCCATCTAATACCTCCGAAACTCCATAGGTCCTACAAAAAGCACCTACTATTCCTAGTTTCTTTCTTGGGTCCTGTTGCTTGTGCCTATTGAAATCTACAGTCTTCATAAACTTCTCTGATGTAGGCCAAGAGCTAGAATCTTTCCAATCCAAATAGGTATTCAGTACATCATCAACATTAAGAAATTCACCTTTTTGATGTTTAACATAAAACTCTACGTCTTTAGAACATGAAGGCCAAAACATTAATCTACTAGCCTGAAAGGTAGTGTTGTCAAAATATTCTATGTTTATATCACCTGCTACTCTTCTAGCTAAAGCGACATATTCATCTGGTGCGACCTCTCTATTCAAAGGCATAATAAGTCTATACCGTGGAGTCTTGGCAGAATGTGAATGAGTTGAATGCAGGATAGCTTCATTTGTGAACAACTCCTTAAACTCATGCCAAACATCTAATGTGGCATAATCTAAATCCAGAGTTAGTATTTGCCTATGCATTACATTATCTGGTTTCCGTCTTCCTCCTCTTAGAAAACCTCCAACATAGCCACCGACATCTTTTATTTGTTGCCTTTCGTCTTTGGATGCCTGACTATATTCAACTTTAGTTTCTCTTGTTCTATGAGGTTTTAGTAGCTTATCTCTTATGTAAATCCAGCTCCATCTTTTATTAGCCCACTTTTTAGATTTATACGAGCGTCCCAAGCTTATATCCATAGTGCTTTCATGCATACTAATCTTTTTTATAAAATGTTGACATAAAACCATCAGCACTAAGAGGTAAGCCCTTAGCCCATGGTATTTCCCTAGACATTATTCCGCACATGTCGTCTAACACTTCTTGCTCATTTGGTATTTCACATACGACTTCATCATGTATGTGCATAGTTATCTTATAACCTTCATTGTGTAGAGACATCATACTAAATGCAAGTATATCTCTAGCAACAGCTTGAACTATGTTCTCAGTTAGTTTACCACCGTAAGTGTCAATGTATGTCCATTGCTTAGTCATACCGTCTACACCTTTGTATTGAACAGCTGTCTTGCCCCATCTGTTTTGACCTAACTTAGGTTCCCTGTAAAATAGTTCTCTTCCACTTGGTAGTTTAACTATAAAGTTCAATTTATCAGAGTAAAACTCTAGTCCATGGTTTCTAACAACTTTTCTTTTCTGGCTAATAGCGATCAAAGCTGCTTTTTCTACAGAATACCAGAACTTAACTATGTTAGGATTGGCTGTACGCCACTTCTTAACTATGAGTTTCATCTCCTCATCGCTAAGTCCCATAGACTCTCCACCCATTGCTTTTAAGGCTCCAAGTGATCCTTGATAACCTAAAGCTAATTCAGCTATCTTACCTTTTGTTCTTAGTTCAGATCCTTTTTCTATGCTTTCTATCGGTACATTAAACATCATGGAAGCGGAAGCTTCATAGATTTTACCGTGTGATTTGAATACGTCTAATCGCCATTTTTCATCAGCAAGCCAGGCAATAACTCTGGCCTCAATGGCACTAAAATCAGCTACACCTAGAATCGTTCCTGGTGGTGCTATAAAAGCAGTTCTTATCAATTGGGAAAGTAGAGAAGGTATATTGTCGTGGCAGTGTTTAGATTCTTCAATGTTCTTAGTTCTTATTATGTTTCTAGGTACGTCTATATCCTTAATGTAGTTTCTAGGTAGATTTTGCAATTGAACTAAACGTCCAGCCCATCTACCGGTTCTATTAGCTCCATAATATTGAAATAAACCTCTTACTCTGTTATCTTCACTTGAGGCGCAATTCAACATCGATATGTATTTCTTGGTTGATGTCTTTGAGGATTTAGCTCTTAACTCTAAAACGTCCCTAACAGCACCAGGTTCGCATTCAGCGATAAGGCTATTTAACTTATCCTTAGCTAGACTTTTTATTTCGTTACCTGTTTGGATAGTCAGCCATGCTTTTATTTGAGCTGGACTGTTAGGGTTGTCTATTCCTGTTATGTCTTTTATTTTGCTTCTTATCTCACCTGACATGTGATCATCTAATCTGTAAGCCATTATAGCTAATTGCATATCCACTAGAACACCGTTATCATTTATGATTTGATCTAAGATATAGTTTTTTCGTTCAAAATCAGAGATTTTATAAGCTGATAACTGCCTGTGTATCTCCCTCTCTGCTATAACATCGCCTACGCAGTATTCTTTGAATTGCTCCCACTGTTTCTCGTCGTGGTGCCAAAAATTCCTTAGCCTAACTGATCTCTTATTAGTATTAGGCATACAGAAATATCTTATAAGAGCTCTACCTGTTTTTAACTTAGCTTTATCTGTTAGTTCTAAGGCTTTAGAAAGAGCTTCAAGGCCTAATGGTAATCCGCAGTAAGCAGCTTTAACCATAGTACATCTCCACTGATCTATAGGCACATCATAGCCTATAGCTTTTAATATGTTTCTTTCAAATGATGCATTGTGAGCGTATTTTTTTATGTTAGGATCCATCAAAGCGTCTGTGAACCTAAACGGTAACTTTTCTCCTTTAGCTAAATCTATTATTTGGACATTTTCATCATCAAAACAATAAGCTAACATGAGAATTTCAAAATCTAGCGAAGAAACATATTTGTATAAACCACTTGATTTAATGTCTATACTTGAATACGTTTCACCGTCTATATGGAGTCTAGGCATGTTGAAAGGATTAAATATAGGCTTGTAGTTATACAAGCCTATATGTTTAGTGTTACTACATTAAAGGATCAGAAAAGTCAGCTTCTGCCGTTGGGCCGCCAACTAATCTTTCACCATCTGCTAACTTCTGTAAGTTGTTCAAACCACATGCAATACCTTTATTGCCGTTAGTGTTGAACGCATAGAAATTAACTGACACTCGGCCATAGCAACCAGAGTAGAAGTCTTCCGAATCCATAATAGGATTTAACTCCGCATCTACTACACCAGGCTTCAATCCTGAAGAAGCATTCAAAAACATGCAGTTAGCATAGTTAGGATCATCCTCTCTGTCAATATCACCATCACGTAATGGTGTTTTCAAATTAGCTGGTACTTTACCGCCTAGCTTTGCTTTACCATTTTCAGCTGCTAATTTAATAGCGTCTTGCACTTTTTTAAGGGTGACTTTATCATCCTTACTTATAAGCACAGAAGCTGAATACTTCTTCTTGTCACCTCCTAAAACAGTTTGAGGTTCAAAAACGTGTAAGTAACATAATCTCACTTTTCCAGTGATAACTTTTGTTGTGGACATAATTTAAATTTTATAAATTGAAAAAATCTAGTTTAGCTTGCTCATCTCCCAGAGCTGGTTTTGGATCATCAACGTGAACCAACTTAGGAGCACTTGGTTTCTTGAATACTTGTTCACCTAGCATCGGTTGGAATTTAGCTCCAAGTAGCCGTTTTATATCAGTTATAGATTTAAGCTTACTATTCTTTATATCAGTATAGCCATTTTTCTCTAGTATTTCAACTATCTTTTCTTTGTCTAACCATGTGTTTTTCTTCTGTCCTGCTACTAACTTAAAATTGTTCCACTTCTTTCCTTCTAGTGCAGAATCATACATATAGGACTCAATGGACTTTATCCAATCTTTGATCATGTGCAAAGAGGCATATAACTCTTCTAACCTATCATCATTTAATAGATCAGGTGTTTTGAAATCAGACTTAGCTGCTACAACAGCGAACTTAGCCATTTCGGAACATTTGTGCTTAACAGCACACCATCTACACCATTCACCTGTTACCTTATTGCCAAGACCTTTAAAAGCCATCTGTGCTTTAGGCTTAACGTGATCTCCCCAATTTAGTAGTTCTGCTTTAGTCATAGTTTCCGTAGTAATAGAATCTAATCTAGGCTGTACAACTGTCATTTTTATTATCTGTATAGAGTGGGATAACTCAACTAGCTTTAGAGCTCCTAAACCATAAAGCCTTAGTTGACTATTGTTATGAGCATCCACTTTAACTCCTTTTCCATATTTCAAGTCTACCATCTCTAATACATCATCTTCGACTAGTACTATATCACCTGTACCAAATCCTTCAGGTACGTAGTCAGAAAAATCTAGTCTTTCTTCTACGTATATTTCTGAATTTTCAGTATAATTCATTAATATGTAGTCTATGTACATATTAACGTATTTCAACATTTCAGGCTTGTAGAACTTGTTATCTTTTATGCGATTAAACTCTGTTTCAAAGTCATCATCAGATAATCTATCTAATGTATTAGCTATTATGATTTCGGATAATTCATGTGCCAAAGTGCCTTCTTGAGCATACATAGAGCTTTTACTCTTTTTCTGAGCATCTTCAAGTCTAGCACTGGGAGTACAATTCATCCATCTCTTAGAACCTGAGGCTGATAACAGGGCATGCTTTCTTTCACTATGGTTCATAATGATTTTAGATAATCGACGAAAGTTTCATATTTACTTTCCTCTAGGTTAGTAACACTGCTGGCACCTAATTCACTGAGCTTAGCCTTTATGGCGGCTCTGTTATCTTTAACTTTGGTGCTTAGTTCAGATCGAACATCATTTATAGAATAACTCGACTTAGCTGTTTTAGGTTCATAAGCTACTTGTCTTGTGAACCGTTTCAAGAAATCTATAGACTCTTTGATGCTTTTAGGGTCATCAACATTTATAGATAGTGTTATTTGCATTTTTCTATTATTTTTTCAATGGATGCTATATACTCCGATAAGGTTATAGAACCACCATGGAGTATAGCATCATGTATTAACGAATTAGACTTACGTACGGTTGTAACCCAAGTCTGTGTATTTAATCTAGCCTCAAAATTGTCTCTTTTAAAAATATGAACATTTTCAACGGTCTCATGTTTCCAGACACCGGAATACAATTCATTGATAGATATATTAGCTAGTTCTGCTAATATTTTAGCTTGATCGACATCCAATTTAGATATACCATTAATCACTCTGTTAAGAGCATGGTATGGATGCCTATTACTAGGAAACAAATGATTTGCTACCTCAGTATTACTTAATCCGGTTTTAGTGATGACCTTTGATAGGTTCATAATTTCAAGTGTTTATTGTATAAATGTAAATCAGCAGCAAAGTGATAATACCAACCTACGTTTAGGTTGAGTCTCTTAGCTACTAAAACCTGTAGTTTAGAAAAGCAATATTGATCATTGCAAAAACCGAACCAAAGGTCGTTAGACCTCATTATGACTTGCATGCACAACTCGTTTTCTATTATTCTAAACCCTACATTTAACGTGCAAGGTGTATCTTTCTCGTACGTTTCAATCTCCTTAGCATCATATATTGTAATCCAAGCACGTCTTGTATCTTTATCTTCTTTCAGTAGTTTAATCACCTTTTCGAGTTGATTGTTTCTCTTCCACTGCCATCCGTAGTTACTGTTAACTATGTCATCGCCAGTATGCATTTTATCCCATATAGGTGCATACTTTTTAATGTTCTTAACAGATCTGTCACCAGACAAATACCACTTCCATTCGCGTTCAGCATATCTGTCAGACCACTTACGCCAAAAGGTTCTTATCTGGTTATCTATAGGATTTTCAATGATGAATCCAACATTGAAAAGAGCCTTTGTGCCATTGTCTAACTTTAAACCATTCTTCTTTATTTGATAATAGAAGTGTTTAAAAGCAATATCTGCACTAGTGAATTTATTCATTATTTATCTCCTGTTGATCCAAAACCTCCATCGCCACGCTCAGTTTGAACACCGCCATAAAGTGCTTGGTGTGAATTGACTAATTCTATTTCATCATAGCACACATACCTAACAATACCTTGAGCCAATTTGGCACCTGGATCTATTACCTGCGTTTCTGTTCCTACATTTATAAGATGTAGATGAACTTCTCCTTGATAGTCATTATCAACAACCTTAGCACCTATAATAAGAAGTTTTTTGGCTACACTAGATTTGTTTTGAAAGACTAGATCGGTACCTTTAGGTAGCTTAATCTTAAGACCTGAAGGTATCAAAGCATCTTCGCCTGGTTCTATGTACCAAGGAAATAAAGCCTCAGGCACAAAGAAATCAATACCAGAACTCAATTCAGTTCCACGTTCGGGAGTCTTGACATCCCGGATTTTCCACATTTTAATCATTATTTTTGCTTTAGGATCCAGATTGTGTTCCGGCTATGCTCCGGAAAGAATGGAGCCATGATGTTTGAAATAAGGTTTGCGTCGTAATATGCTCTTAGGCTATTGAACATCATTTTTTGCCAATCGTTCATGTGTGGCCTGTAATCTCGCATACTAGCGAAAGTGCCAAATTTGTTTACGATTCTGAAGTGTCTTTCTAAAATGTCTTGTAACTCGAAGTGTCCAAACTCTTGAACGTCTACACCTCTTCCATCGCCAGAATCATAGGTATGGTTACCAGCAGCTCCTACTATTGGATCGTAGTTAGGAGTGGATAGATAGTAGGTAGCATTTTTATGCCCACAGGCTTTAAAGTTCTCTAAGAACACATCAGCATTTTGCTTTCCAACATGTTCTATAACCTCAAATGAACATACTTTATCTGCCTCAATAGCAGAGTAATTATAATCATTTTTGCATAAATCAGCACAATCAAATTCAGCCCAATCAACTTTGGCAAATTTATCATTTGCTACTCGGATTGTTCTTTCTCTGATGTCGATGCCTATGTACCGACTTTGCTTAAAGCGATTGCGGTATAGGACTTCTAATAGGTTTCCTCCTCCACAACCGAAATCACACATCACTTCGCCTATTCTAGCCTCTTTTAAGATGTGAGTCCATCTTAGGTAGTGTGCGAACTGGTCACGGTGGAATACGTGCCTTTCAAATGTTGTTACTGGATTGAGGTCCGTAACATTGTACTTAGACTTGTCAATTTTCATAGCTTAGCAATTTAATATTGATTTTATTCATTTCATCTAACATGCCTTTTTTCAAGAACTCGTTTCGTGCTCTAACGAGACAAGCATATTCAAATACGGTTAAATGATCTTTGGAAATAAGATTTTTGATTTTTTCACTCATTTTTTAAAGTGTTTATAGACTTCCCAGAAACACCAAAGTGCCTGGAAAACTAATAGGATTTTTATTGTTGTTAACTCTTCGGGACTAAAACATTCCATAATTTAGATTTAATCAGACCAACCGAAAATCAATTGGTCTATAGGTGTTAATTGAGCATTGTATTTATTCTACCTATCTGTGGCATCTACGCTTACGCTATAAGCCTTTGATGTATCTGCTTTTATTTCGTCCTCTATTTTCCAAAAAATACTGTTTAGCTTTCATGTGCTTTTTTCGTTTGAACAGCAGCAACGTATCTAGCTACAAGCTTACTTATATTCCAGATAATCCACCAGACATTTAGCTTGCCGTTTGGTTTAAGAATATCCTCGATTAAAGGCTCGAGGATTGTTTCAATAATGCTGATTTCAACATCATCCTTAGCTTCGAACTCGCTTGTAGCTCTGTGGAGCTCGCGCTCATACTGTTTAATTTTCATAATACTAATTTACAAAGTTTTTTAGATTGACGCATTTTGGCATGCTTGTATCTGCTTAAATCGCTTGTCGTAAGAGCGAATGCCGCAGCTTCTGCAATGGCGTCTCCCACTTCCCACATTTCTATGTGGAAAGATACAATCTTAGATATGACTTCGCAGAACATGATAGAACTTATGTCAGCTGCGTTATAACCGAGGTTCCTAGCCGTTTGAGCTATATATGTTATTTCAAATTCTTGCAATTCACCTTCTCCGAATTGTCGGAGTTCTTCCATCATTTTATATGTGTTACTAGGCATTAAATAACTATATGAGTTTAAACATTTATACAGCAATTTAACTCGCTCTTGATTTGATATATTCTCGTCTTGGTTTTCTACGTACCAAAGTAACCAATCTATACGCTCACACTTGGAAATAGGATTGGTGGCGAAGAAATCTCTAGCTTCTTCATAATCTGTTAGGTGGACATTCATAATAAGGATGTTTAACATGAGCCCCAGAATCGCGTTCTAAGGAATCATTTTTTTAATATTGAGGAATATATAGTATCTAAATTTAGATCTACTAGGTGTAATGTTAGGTATTAAAAATTTAATATTTGGGTTTAAAAAGAGCTCCAATTTGGAGCTCTTGACAATTTCGATTACAACCCTTAGTCTTAAAAACGAGGGAGGAGAGGCCCGCAAAACCTCAACTCCCGTTCGTCCACCCTAACAAAATATCTTAAGTGTGGAGAGGCCCTATAAGCCTCTCCTATTTTTAGGCTCTTAAGCCTATGTGGGATTTAAACTATCGAACACATAGTTTCTTTATCACCCCTGTACCTTTACATCTGGTACAGGGTATGATCTCACCAGTCTTGGTATTTCCTTTTAAATGAGTTGCTCCTTTGCACTCTGGACAGTAAGCTAAATAGACTTTATTCTTTTGGTTCATAGCACATTGTTTCAACGAAGAATGATACAGCCGTTATGACTAATAGTAGATAAGATAAGAACTCTATCATGAGGTAGGTTTTTAAAGTGAGTGAGGATAGACTAAAGAACCTATCCCCATTCACGTAATCAATCATATAAAATATTAACTCTAATCCAAAGACTCTTGAGCCGGCACATCTTCCACAATCTCAAAGATCTCTACATCCGGATTGTTGATCGTTGTGTGCATTTGCTTCTTGGTAGCAACACCATCAACATCAACCTCAGCAATTATTCGATAGAAGGCTTGATTAACACGCTTATCAACCGTGATACCTTTGATCTGGCCGGTAGTCAAATCCTTGTTTCGTGGAGTATAAGTGATGTATAAACCAACATTTTCTTTTGCAGCTTTATACTCAGGAGATTCCATCACCGGAGGTCCTAACTCCTTAGGAGCTTTAGGAGCTTTAACTTCTGCAGGTGCGTTAACATCTACGTTGCGACTGTCTAAAATTTCCAAGATCGTTGTTTTGTCCTCTGCGGACGTTTCTCCATTGTGAAATAGAGCTAATAAAGACTTCGTGCTTTTCTTTTTCATGTTAAATAAACTTTAAATGCGATAAATTATTTTATTTTAATTATAATATAAAAGTACAATAAAAATATGAAATATAAAAATTTTTTGGTACTTTTTTTAAAATTTCATAGATAAAGCTTCTTAAATGTTGGAAAAACTGATCTAATTGCCTTTGCTTTGTCTCCAGATCTTATCATGTCTCTAAAGGATTTTTCCTAAGTAAGGAACATTTTAATGTACCAATAGCCATTTTGCCTAGGTTTTATCTTTTGATGGTATAAGCATTCTTTGTGCTTTGTTCATATCAAATCAATTAAAGGTGTTGGTAATATTCCCATACAGCTTAAATACATTCTCATGCATAAGCCTGGGTAACCTGTTAATTCGCATATTGTTTTTAGTGCTGCTTCGCTATATGCAGGTGGGGTCCATTCCATGAGTTCACATGTTTCAGAGGGCAACAATAGTTTGTTGCCATTATACAACAATCCGTAGTAAGATAACATTATTTGTGTTATCATGTCTTCAGAACCTGTTTTGTATGTGGCTATTTGATATGGCTTGTTGGCTGCGATCTTTTCCCACTGTGACGATAAGTCCCACGTGTTTAGCATGTGTAGCGGTAGGTCTACACCTTGTGAGGTTACTAACCGTCGCTTGCATGCTATTAAACATTTGACCGCAAAACATGTTTCATACGAGACATTTAGCTTTATTGGATTTATGTCTGGTGCCTTTATGTAATGCTCTTTCACCATGAGGTGTTGAGCTAATATGTGAGGTTTTTGCTCGCGGTCTCTGAAGTAATACTTCATGGTCGTGAATGGGTCCAACTGCCTATAAGCACATTCGCTTATAGGAGTTGAACCATGAGGGAAGTCGACCTGAGTTATGGTCTTGACGATCAACTCACCCTTTTTTGCTTTTATGCAAAGATTCTTGATTGCTAACATATTTTAATTTTTTAGAGTTCTCCAAGCTTATCATGTAGCCACTTTACAAAGTTGATTATAGCTACAGCTATTAACATTTGTTCAAAATCGCTTGGCTCATCAATAAGGTTTTAACTTCTTGTGATATTTGGCTATTAGCGGATGTTGTTCTAATCTTTCAGGTGTTAATCTACCAGGATTGTCGTCCACTAAGACCTCGTTTAGACACATGTCGATCATAATCATCATAATCACTTGATCTGTATGTTTGGTATCGAACAGACATTCGATATGATACAAGTGGAAACGTTTCATATCCGGTATTTTGGCTATGAACTCATTTACAGCATCATCTAGGAAGTGTAGCCTGAAGACATCTTCCACAGTCGCCTGTACGTATTTGACTGTTACTGGGTGTTGTTCGCCTTCAAACAAGATGTAGTTCACCTGTTCGAGTTGGAGTTTGGATTGATGTGCCCGTAGGCACATCTTTACTAGGTTATTTGTATGTAACATAAGTTAAGTATTTAATAAATAAATATGTTCCAGATCCTTTTGACTGTTTAGGTCATAAAAGAAGTTTAAGACTTGAAACGTTATTGGCTTTATAATAATGTGTTTCTCCCACATGCTCTTTTTCACGAGAATCAATTCATTCTCGCATAAGACCTTTATTATTCCGAGTTTGTTTGTCTGTTTCTGTCTGACAAGGACATAGATTGGGTAGATCATGATATTATATTATATTAGTTCAAATAACTCGTTTAGCGTTAGAACATTATTTGTTCTTCCGCATACGATCTTATTAAAATAAACATGCTCAGCGACATGTTGGATGAATAAACCAGGTAGCTTTGATATCTGGAATAATGTTCTGGTCCTTATTTCAGATGATGACATAAAGTCCAGATCGCCTTTTAACATGCAGTTCATTTCCATGAAGATGTTTGTGTACGAGGTTGATGAGACATATTGATCTCTGCATAAACAGATTTTGTTCCAGATGGTTGACATCTCCTGAGTCGGGTGTAAATCCTTGACACAAACTGGACCTCTGCTTGAATACAGGCGACCGTTTAAGGCATAATTGATTCTAAGCATTAAAGATGTTTCCCACGAGACGCATGCTAGAAGCGGCATTAGTTTCTCAACGTGTGTGTTTGTATACGGTTCTGTTGATTCATCGATAAATGCCTGGACATCATTATTATGGAAGAAACATTTGAACACGTCTGTTACAGACGCTTGTCTATAGACATGTTTTGTCTGGTGTGTTTGACCTGCCATTGTTGTTCTTTCCTCAACTGTTATGGACAGATTTTGATCGTATGCCTGTTGGCATAATTTGATTAAATCTTTCATGATTAAAATTTTATATGTTATTCTACCAGCGAAACCCTGTCAGCTAACAAGCTGACAGGGTGTTGACTGGAGGAATTAAACGTTTGTTCCGTATCCTGGTTCCGTGTCCAATCTGTGATTATGTATATCACTTAAGTAGTCTTCTATCTCCTCAATGTTCTTGTCATTGAACATGTGCTTGATCTCCATCAGTGTCGTTTCCAACTCTAACAATGATTCTGGGTACCAACTTTTTTGTCTCAGTACATGTTTAAATTCGTGTGGTCCTACCAACGCTTGTGAGTGTCCAAATGTTTCGTTGAAGACATGTGCTTGTTCACACTCGTCTTGTTGGATTAACAGTGAACAGATTAAATGTTTAAGAGTCATAATCGAAATTTTTATGTTAGTAAATAAATAAATAAGTTCTTCTATCTGTAATACCCTTCGAGTCAGGAGACTGTCAGGTTAAAATACCACCAGTGTTCATAACACTGGTGGGTTTCGGAGATGTCTGTTACCAGACTTCTTTCGTTATTGCGGTGTGGAATAACTTCCCAGTTTCGTCATACATTCTGTAGAAACCCTTGTTTACTCGTTTATCCACAAATATGGATTTGACTTTCGCGATATGACTTGAATCACCAAATCCATGTCTGGAGTTGGGAAAGAAATTAACCCATGTCCCAATCCGTTCCACTGCTTGTTTGTAGACTTCAGTGGTTTTGATTGATTCACCATTTATGGTTGTTGAACCAGGTCTGGTTCGGACTACAGGTTTCGGTGCTAGTTCTTTGACTGGTTCTGGTGTAGTTTTAACTTCTGATGTGGTTTCAACTTCTGGTAACATTTGAGGTACTATACCAGGTTTGTGAGTTGGTAAAGTGGAAACTTCCTTTGATTTTGACATTTTAAAATATTTTATATGATTAATAAATAGCCATTAAAAAAAACCTACCCTCTGGGGGGAAATGAAAGTAGATTCAATCTGGATGTTAATCCAGATTATGTTTTTATTTTTATTTTTAAATTATAATTTATTTGATGAAGTAAATATATATATAATATTTTAATAAAAAAAATTTTTTTAATATTATTTTTAAATTATTTTTGGATATTTTTTATAACGCATTGAGAATCAATTCATTATAATAATATTAAAAATAATTAAAAATTTATTATTATTTTGGTCAAAATATTATAACGCATTGATTCTCAATATATTATATAATAAATAATAAATATTAAAATAAATATTAAATAATAATAATAATAAATATTATAAGGATTATAATAAATTTTTATTTTTTTTTTTCGGTTTTATTTTTTGGGGTTTTATTATTTATTTTTAATATTTTATTATAACCCATTGATTCTCAATAGGTTATAATATATAATGGCTTATGGCCTATTATTTATTATTATTTATTATTGGTCTAAGTGATTGATTATCAATCCGTTATAATATATAATGGCTTATTGCCTTTATTTATTTAATAAAAATTTTATAGGTTTGTACATACTGAAGGTTCAGAAGGTTCAGAAGGTTCAGAAGGTTCAGAAGGTTCAATAAAAATTGAAGGTTCAATAAGGATTGAAGGTTCATTTGAATTGATTATAAATAAATCGAGGATCGCGATCTGGTACACATAATATTAAACCTAATGGATCCGAATGTGATTCGTATATAATATAATATAAATAATCACGATTCCTTAGAACGCGCGAGAATGGATCGTGGTTCAGTCCTAATTGAAGGTTCAATAAGGATTGAAGGTTCAATAAGGATTGAAGGTTCAATAAAAATTGAAGGTTCAATAAAAATTGAAGGTTCAATAAAAATTGAAGGTTCAATAAAGCCTGAAACCTCACAGGCTCAATCAGGACTGAACGTTCAATCAGGACTGAACGTTCAATTAGGACTGAACCTTCAATTAGGACTGAACGTTCAATAAAGCCTGAAACCTCACAGGCTCAATCAGGACTGAACGTTCAATCAGGACTGAACGTTCAATTAGGACTGAACCTTCAATTAGGACTGAACGTTCAATAAGGATTGAAGGTTCAATGGATTCTGAACGTTCAATTTGAATTGAAAGTAACCAAATAGGTTATACCGTAATCAGATTGGTTACGTTCAGTGGATTCAATCCGTACTGAACCTTCAATTAGGACTGAACGTTCAATAAAGCCTGAAACCTCACAGGCTCAATCAGGACTGAACCTTCAATCCTTATTGAACGTTCAATAAATACTGAAAGGAGGGGCCCCCATGCGACCACAGAGCCTCTCCTAGGTAACTCTGCTATCTGGAGAATAGCTGATGTAGACATATTGTTATCTAATAACTGCCCCACAGCACAGCCTAGGGGATTAATAAACTTTATCATGGCATATAACTTAGAAAGACTAAAAAGATTAGCCTTAGAGGCTATAAAGGAAGAAGAGATAGTTTTCATATCTGAACTCCCTTTGTACTTACCGTGTGTTAGGACTACGTTCTATCATCACAAACTACACGAAGACAAAGACATCATAGAGGCTATACAGTATAATAAGATCTCGATTAAAGCGCAGCTTAGAAAGAATTGGGCCAAGTCTAAGAATGCTATACTTAATCTAGCTCTTTACCGGTTATTAGCCAATGACGATGAGCGTAAAAGGCTTATACATAATAAAGAAGACGTCGGCGAGCTAGGTAATAAACCTAATATTCCAGCTATATCCTGGACCACTAACAATATTAACATACAACCCACCGACACAAACCAACAACCCTCAAACCCTATTGTCATCGACATCACGCCTAAAACCGATCCAGAATCATGATTGAATTGAATCCGAAGTTTAAAGAGATATTAACAACAGACAAGAGGATAATAATCGTTACTGGCGGAAGAGGGTCGTCAAAGTCCTTTTCTATAGCTACTATTGCTAACCTGCTTACATACGAAGTGGGACATAGGATATTGTTCACCAGATATACCATGACGTCAGCTAAGATTTCAGTTATACCTGAGTTCGAGGAGAAAATAGCATTGTTGGGTGTTCAGGAGCATTTTGCTGTTAGGCAGAATCAAATAGTTAACAGGGTTACAGGGTGTGACATTATCTTTAGAGGGTTAAGAGCTGGGTCCAGTACGCAGACAGCCAATTTGAAGTCTATACAGGGGATAACCACCTGGATATTAGATGAGGCTGAGGAGCTTGTAGATCAGGACGTGTATGATAAGCTGAATCTGTCTATTAGATCTAAGGCTGCTAAGAATAGAATAATACTGGTATTGAATCCTACTACTATAGACCATTGGATTTGGAAGGAGTATTTTGAGATGTCTCATAGGTATGATCAGATAGAAGGTTTTGACATACCGATGTCAACTCATCCGGATGTACTCCATATACACGTAACCTATAAGGATAATGAACAAAATCTTAGTGAGTCGTTCTTAGCGGATTTAGAAAAGACCAAGATCAATAAACCTAATAAGTATAAACATAAGATCATAGGTGGATGGCTTGAAAGATCAGAGGGAGTAGTGTTCGAAAATTGGCAAGATGGCTTCTTTCCGTCAGCATTGCCTTATGTATATGTACAGGATTTAGGCTATTTTCCAGATCCGTTGACATTAGTGAAAATAGCGGTAGATAAGAAGAAGAGTATCATATATATAGATGAATTGGTATACGATGTTAAGCTATCAAACGAGGATATAATAAGGAAATATAGAGCTTTAGTGAAGAGGAGGAGAGACCTTATATTAACTGATACTAACGAACCTAGGCTATCTGCGAATCTGAAGAAAGAAGGGTTTAACATGAAAAAGGTCTCTAAACGTAAAGTAACAGAAGGCATAAGAGAGATGCAAGATTACTTGATTGTTGTAACGAAAAGAAGCTACAATGTGAAAAGAGAGCTTAGACTATATGTATGGAACAATAAAAAAGCATCTATACCAGTAGACTCAAATAACCATGCAATGGACGCAATGCGGTATGGATATGAGTTCCTAACAACAAGAAGGTTCAAAATGAGGAAAAAAAATTAAGACCTCTATGTCATTATTCAAATTTAATTTATACATTTGTAAGAAAAACAACAATGAATTTATTTGCTCTTTTATGCTGTTCTACTCCGGGAACCGCACTTACACCTTTAACGTCTAGAACAACGCGTCAAAACTTTGGCGAAGTGCAAAGAGTTGTTTTTCAAAGACGTTTGAACGGAACCGTAGTTAATTCGTGGACTATAGGAACTGACGATCCTAAATTAAAGGCCACCTGGACAACTACCAATGCGGCAGCAGATGCCACAAAAACTGTTTTCTCACCTTATACTGAAGGATTGGCATTCACACCAGGTGCAGCTATCTCTTTTGGAGGCAATGGCGAAACTTTGGGTGGAACTCAAAGAAACGTCGGTAAAGAGCCTACAAACGTAGAGGGTATGTTCTACGGTTTATGGCAATCTACCATTCAAGAAATTGAGGATCTGAATTGCGATGATATTAGCGTATTTTTGGTTAACGAATGTGGCCAAATTGCTGGAATCTCCGATGATCCGGTCACACCAACGACTTTCAGAGGTTTCCCAATCGCGATTGGAACTTTATTCTTTGGGGATAAGAAAATTGGTGGTAAAACTGAAGATGACTCCAATGCAGTCAAATGGCAGTTTATCGCTGGTTGGTCTAAATACTTTACGGTGTTAACTCCAACTGATTTTAGCCCTGTAGATGATGCGTCGTTAAATACTATATTCTAATATGAGCGATCAAAAAACAATGACTCTTTACCATGATGGTATGTACCCTGATGGTAAAGAGTTTGAAGTTGAACATGCTAAAAGGATATTAGCCATTAAGGACAATGGCGGTATATATAAAAAGGAAAATGTCGATCAAGCAAAAAGAAGTACAAAAATCATTAGACGAGTTACCGGTAAAAGACCAACTAAGTCAAGCGATACAGCTTGAGGATAGAGTAAGGTTTCATACTGAGTCCTATGCAGGTAACAACGGCGTAGATAACTTCTATTTACATGATTACTTCAATTGGATAGGGACTTTAATACCTGAGGATAAACTCAGACTTTATAAGTCCATGTTCAGATTTCCTTCTGAGTCTTGTACCTTATCTGATAAGGTGTTTGACATATACGAAAAGATATTCGACGGGCAAGATGCAAGCTTCAACTATGATTTCAATAGCAAAGAGACTAAGCAGAATGCTTTATCTTTTTTAGAAGAAATCGAGTTTAGATACAATTGGAGAAAAGACTCCATGAGGAAGTTTAGAACAGGTCACAATTCCTTGGTAGTTATAGATTTGCCTCAAGAGCAAAAAAATGATCAGCCAAACCCCTATTATTTCTTCTTAGATATAAGAAGCGTGATTCATGTTCAAACTTCCAAAAATTGTATCGACTGGTTAGTTTTTAGGATTAACGATGAGACTATAGCTGTATTAGATGATACATCTTACCGGTTGTTTCAAGTCGATGATGCTCAAATAACTAAACTGCTTTTTGAGAAAGAACATGGATTAGGTTATACTCCATGTTGCTGGTTAGTTGATGATTTAATCGACGAACGAACACCTATAATTAGACGCAGCCCTATAACTGCTTATCTAACCCAATACGATAAATACTTACTTTTTACGGTTTCTAAACAGGTTTTTGACCTTTACGGTCCTTATCCTATTATATGGGTATTCAGCGAAGATTGCGAATACATGCAGGAATCGACTAGAGGAGATGAGTATACTAGAATAGAATGTAGAGGTGGGTATCTAGTAAATGAGAGTGGAGTTTCCTTGCTAGATGGCTCTAAACTTAAAGAATGCCCAGAATGTGCTAGAAGACGGATTACAGGAGCTGGAGGTATATTGGAAGTTGAGCCCCCATCAGGTATGAATGAGAAAACAAATCTCAGAGAGCCTGTAGGTATTGTGGAAATTGGCACTGGGCAACTCAATTACAATGTAGAAGAGGTTGAGAGACGAAAAACAGAGATACTTAAAGGACTTACAGGTAACGACATAGATTTTATAACCGAAGCAGTCAATAAGACTCAAATGGTTGGATCTTTTGAAAGTAGAAAGAGTATACTACTTAAAATTAAGATCGGTTTTGAAAAAGTGGAGAACTTCGTTACTAAAACTATGCTTAGATTACGATTCAATGAAAAATTGAATGTATCTATATCATACGGAAGTGAGTTTTATTTATATGATGCTGATACAATACTAAAGAACTACACAGATAGACGAGCTAGTAAATTGGATGTAGCTACTTTGGATTATTTACATGATCAGTATACGAGTACAAGATTTAAGAACAATAACTATGCTCTAAAGCGTAGTTTGATAGTTAATAACTTAGATCCTTTACGCCATGTAACCTTAGAAGAAGCTATAAAGCTTCAAGGATTAGATGTAATAAGCTTAGAGGATTTACAAGTAAAAGCTAATTTATCTTCTTTGATAGCCAGGTTTGAAAGAGAGCAGATAAGCATAGTGGAATACGGAGAAGATTTAACTTTTGAAGCTAAAATTAAAGATATTAAGAAAACTATAAAAACTTATTTACATGAAAAAAGTAATCAAGACCCCAGTAGTGACTCCGAAGCAGGAGCCAACAGCACCCAAGTCTAGGTTTACACCTAATGCAACACAGCAGAAAGATTTAGATAATTTACCTGATGACTTCGTAGCTGTGGTTATTGAGAAGAGAGAAAGAGATCCTGATACAGGTGAATTGGTATCTAAACCTATATTATATATGACCGACAAAAGAAGTTGGTCTACATTCTATTCTAATAGAGCTAGTCAAGGTTATAAGGTTAATGAGGTATTAGCAGGAGTAGAGGGAGTAAAGCGGGATCCTGACAAAGGATGGAACTAACTGATTAATTAACTAAACATAAAATAGAGCCTTTTTATGAACACGATTTTAGACTTATTAAACACACAAGAAGATCTTAAAACATTACCTGAAGATCAGAAAAAGCAGATTGAAAGCATATTCACTGCTCAACTTGGAGCTCAGCACAAAAAGATCCATTCAACCTACGACGGTTTAGTAAAAGAAGTTTTAGGTGAAGATAAACCAGGAGGTACATTATCTTCTGACTTTATCAAAAACAAGTTAACAGGATTACTTAGCGAAAGAGACACTCTTAAAGAAGAGTTAAAAGGTAAGATTCCTGAAGGAGCTGCAAAGCAGAAATTAGCTGATGCTGAAAAGCTTGTTACTGATCTTAGAACAGAACTAAGCGAAGCAGAAGCTAAATTTAATGCTAATCTACACAGCATTAAAGTTAACAACCACCTAGCAACAGCTTTAAACAAGTTGAAATTTGTAGATGAGGAAACCATTCCTAAAGTAGTAAGAGACAGCTACGTTAAGAGTGCTTTAGCTGAAATACAAAATGAATTTAAGTTAGAGCTAGGAGAGGATGGTGGAGCTGTGTATAGAAACAAAACCACAGGTGATATACATGCCAATAAGAGCAATGCTTTGAGGCCTTATACAACTGAGGAGCTTTTAGCTGAGAAGTTAAAGCATGTAACAAAGCAAAATGTGGTGAGAGAAGGTTTAGGACTTAATACCAAGGTCATTAAAGCTCCAGGGATAGAATCTGATATAAAGATAACAGCTTCCTCTAAAATAGAGGCTGATGAGCAGATCAGAAAAGCCTTAAGTGCTAAAGGTATTGAAACAAGCAGTAATAAATACCAAGATATGTTCTCTAAAGCGAGAGCAGCTAACAATGTTAGTGAATTACCAACGAGATAATAAGCGTCTAGAGCCACGGCGTTGAAGTATATTTTTTTTAATTTATCAATGAATTTATATGTCTTTAGTAACAACGTTATCACAGGAGTTCAGACGAATGACTCCTAGGTTCGATAATTTCGAGCTACGTCTTACTACCGCTGGGCTATACGATGCTTTTTTACGTCAAACTAAAGGATCATCTAGTTTCATCACGCCTGCTTTAAAGCAGACTGCTGCGATGTCCCCCGGTAGAGATTTAAAGATCCCAGTGATCAATTACAAGGATGTTACCGTCCGGTCCACTCGTCCTCTGACGATCGTGGCTGATGAAAACACATCCGCTCTTTACACAGTTGTTTGGAACACGTATGCTTACGGTTTCAAAATGTACCGAGCACAGCACAAGAACAACGACGTGTCTTACCAGTTAGATTGGAACAAGAAGTATTTGGCAATGATTAAGAAAATGCGGTCAACGATTGAAGCTGCAGCTTATACAGCTATCGATGCAGCTAAAACGCAAGTTTTACCTACTGTTGTTGGTGGTCATACATTCGCAACGAGTTTATTGAGTGAAACCGGAATTGCAACTCTTAATGATAGTTATATCCTTAACGATTTGGATCCTTCCATGAATACTAACGATTTTGACTTCTTCGGAGGTGATATTGTTGGTAACCAAGGTTTGAATGCGATTCTATCTCGTATGGCTGGATTTAGCAAGTTCAATAGTGAGAACAAAACTCTTCCTTACCAGGATAAGTTTATGCACTTCTCTAATTCTATTCCTGATGCTGGTGCAGCGAAAGCTACTGGATTTGGTATTGCAGATGGTCACTTAGGACTATTAACTAGAGTTGAGCCAGATTCTGAAATGAGAACTAAGCTGAAAACAGGTCATGAATGGGATAAAGTGAATGTTCCTTTACTAGGAATCGAAATGGGTTCTTATACTTACGAAGAAGCAGTTGATGCATCTGGTTTAGGTGCTCATGCAACCCACTTAACAAGAACAGGAGCTGAGGTATTTGACTTCGCAGTCGATATGGCTTTTGTAATTGCCTACAACTCTGATCGAACTACTATTCCAAGTGGTATCTTGAAATTTGATATTGCAACAGTATAAAATTTCATAGTTTTCCATAAGGCAGGAAGCTTTAGTGCTTAGTTTCCTGCCGCTTTTTAACTAACACATCTATGTTTAATATAACAACTATAAAAACTGAATTTGCGGACTTAGTAGGATGGCGTCAAAGCCTAAGTACTGATGACGTTCAGATAGATGCTGCACTGTTAACTAGCACATCAGGATTATACTATTCAGACATTCACCCACTGTTGACTTATGCTAATATAGCCTCTGTAGCTCCTGATTATGCCTCTATAGTTGGAGCTACAGAAACTATAAATGACTTCTTAACTCAAAAGACAGATCAAAGTATTATTAACCTACTACACAAGTGGTTAGGCCAGAAGATAGTTAAGAAGACAGCAAAAAACCTCTTATCCAGAAAGAAACTATTTGAATTGTCAGGCAATCTCACAAATTTAACTGCTTCATCAGATAAGCGAGTAGGCTATGAGATAGTGCCTAAGAGACGAACAGGGATTAAATTCACAATAACCCAATTAGGTTTATTGTTTACAGATGCTCAGCCTAGTTTAGATATAAAGCTATTTAGGTCTGGGACTAGTGCTCCTATATATACTGAGAATGTTAACTACGATACAGCTGGATCTGAAAAGTGGATTACTATAACTACTCCTTGGGAATTAGATTCAGGTTATTCTTACTACTTACAGTATGATCACAATGTTATAGCTGGTTCTTCAATCAATGGAGCTGAGGATCATACGCTTGGAGGTAATGGAACACATGCTTTTAACAGCAACCGATACTTTAGCATACATGGAATAACGACACTTAATTCAAATGCTGCTTTAGGTGACTTAGAGAATACTGTATATTCTCATGATGACAACTACGGAATAAATCTTAAGTTCGACGTTAGATGTGACTATACTAGTTTTATTGCTGATACTAAAGGATTATTTGCTAGAGCTGTACAACTGCAGGTTGGTATAGACATGTTAAATCTACTTCAATCTAACCCTGAAAGTAGAGTTAACAGAAATGAAGCTAATATCAACTGGCAGAAGATGCAATTAGCCTTATATGGCGAATCTGATAAGAAGCCTTATGGTTTAGTACACGATTTAGACTTAGCTATTAAAGCCATACAGTTTGATGTAACTGGAATAGATAGTGTGTGTTTACCTTGTGGTCGATCAGGTGTTAGATACAAGACAATATGAGTTTTCTAAATAAGATAAAAGGTTTAGGTTCATACATAATCAATAGGTCTAAGATCATTGAAGAAGTATTGAATGAGCTTAAAGACGATATAGCTGAAATGAATAGGCAACAAATGCTTAGAGGAGAGACGAGTAAAGGAGGTCCTATACTACCTGAATATGCAGACAGCTACTTAAAAACCAAAAGAAAATTAAGTCAACCGTCATACGTCACCTTATTTAAAACAGGTGATTTTCATAGTTCTATAAAAACTGAAGTGACTCGTAAGCGATTCGAGTTAATCGCCACAGATGAAAAAACAGAAAAACTATTAGCTAAATACGGTGAAGATGTTTTAGGTTTGAACGATCAAAACCTTAAGATAATAAAAGATAAAATAGCAGATAGACTAAATTCAAAATTCAAAGAAGCTATAAATGTATAATCCAGCGAAACCTATATTAGCAGATGCCGTTTATTTCGATAAAGCTTTTGCTGAGATCGGTGATAAGCTTTCAACTGATTTAACATGGTTAACTAATAACTATGGAAGAGCTGAATACATACCCGAATTGGATGATCTAGGGAAGGTCTATGGGAAAACCATATATTTCCCTGCAGTTTACGTCGGGGACCCTAAGAAGCCAACAGAATACCTCAGTATGATGCCAGATGAGCATCTTGATAACCACGTTTTCTTTTTACTAGAAGATGTACAAGAGATAAATCCTAGATTAGGAACTATAGGTAATATGAAATCTGAGTTCTCCATCATTTTTTGGTGGGACTACAGAAAGGTATATGTAGATCACCTTGTAAGATCTGTAGAGAATGTCAAGAAAGATATTTTAACTGTATTATTAAAAGCAGCTTTCAAAACATGCACATTGGATATTAAGTTTAGTTACGTTGATAACAAAAATGTCTATCTAAATTTTGAAGCTGATCAAGTTAATAGAAAGTACTTGATGCGCCCTTATGGCGGATTGAAATTATCTGGAACCATTAAATTAAACACGACATGTTAGAACAGTTATTACTTAGACTAGGATTTGTTAAACTCGATGTTCTTTTAAAGGAACGCCTAAAATCCTTTGAACTAGAAAAGAAACTAAAGAGAATTGAGGAAAAAAAATCCTTTGAACTAGAAAAGAAACTAAAGAGAATTGAGGAAAAAAAAACATTAGGCAAGATCTCTTAACTAACCACAACCGGCCTGCTCTCAAG